CCCAAAGGTTTTACATCTGTCACAATTCCAGGCCGCAAGTACTGCTACCCTGAACCAAGCACGCATGCCCGAGCCCACCCCGAATCCCCCGGCGCAAAACACTGTCAAAATCCGAGGCTGGCGACAATCCGCCACCAATGTGCTCGCCGTCCTCGAGCTGTACGACAACGGACACGGCATCACCGACATCAGCAGGAAAATCGGCCTCGACCGCAGAACCATCGGCGGTATCATCCGCCTGCACCGTGACCGCACCACGTCAGCTAAGGCCCTGCTCTCCGCCCATGCCGTCCATGCCGCCCAATCGTGGCTCGATGCCCTCCCTGTCGCCGCAGAGAAAGGCCGTCACGAACCAGCCCGTGACCTGCTCCTCTACACTGGCGCTATCCAGCCAATCAGCGCGCAACCCGTGCAGGTAGGCGTGCAGGTTGTTTTGGGCAACCCTGCCGCTCCCGTCGGGCATGACCCGCTAGGCCCAGCTACCCTGTCCGCCAGCCTCGAGCCGCCCAGCCAAGCTATATCCGCGCAAGTCACTACCACTCAACAGCTTAGCGCTGAGTCTGACACCAGCAAGTTACCATAAGCGCCATTATCAGACTGTGTCTACCGTAGATATAGTGGCGCTCGTCTACGGCTGAGCCGGCCAGGCCCGAGCTGCGGGGCCAGACCCGCGAGGGGCCCACCGGCACCCGCCCTGGCTGCCGTGGGAGCGTAGCCCTGTGTCTGAATGGTTTGGGGCCTGGGCGTAAAGTGCTTGCGCCTGTGGTGGTGTAAGCGTAGAGTGGGGATGGTACCGGCTGCGCGGCGAGGCCATCGCTGCTCACGCCTGTGTGGTCCCGAGCGGGTCGCGGCTGGGAATCGGGACAAATTGCGCGAGGAGTTGGATAGCACCTTGGCCTCGCGGGCTCACGTCGTGCAGAGAGCCATGCCTCTTGCTGGGCGCCTTGATTGGTGGCGAGTTCCCGGCAAGAGTGCTGGTCTGGAAAGAGCGCGAGCGCGGAGATGAGCCCGAATCCCCCGACAATTCGAGGAACGTGGAAACCAATCTGGGGGTTGGTGTATGTCGAAGGCGTCGGTGCGGGAGGCGATTGCGGCGTGGCGGGGGCCGGTGACGGTGTGTCCGGCGGGGAGTGCGGAGACGGAGGGGCGGGTCGTGGCTGGGGCACGGGTGCGAGGGGCGCGGCAGTCGATGCGGGTGGGGGTGTTTGGGGATGTGGTGGCGAGGGAGGAAGGGTTGAAGGAGCCGCAGGTGTGGGTGGCGCGTCGGAGGCGGTGGTGGGCGCGGATGAGACGGCATGCGAAGAAGGGGAGGTGAGCGATGAGGGTCATCTGGCGGTGGTATATCCGATGGAAGATGGGTCGGGCGACGTGGCCGTATTGGCAGAGTCGTCAGCGGGGGACGCCGGACGAGGTGCAGCGGGCGATGGCCGCGCTCTCGCGGGAGTTGCGGAGGATGCGATGAGGTGGATGTGGCTGGTGGTGGTGCTGTGGGCGGGTCCGGTGTGGGCGCAGGAGTCTGCGGTGGTGGTGCCGGCGCCGACGTATGAGACGGAGAAGATTGTGATTCGGACGGGGGGGATCAGCAAGGCGCGGCTGGCCGAGATGCTGGCGGACTTGAAGGCGCGCCAGGAGTTGTTACGGGAGCGGGCCTTCGAGATTCGGCGGATGGAGATCCTGGCGGGGGTGGATGACCCGGCGCCGTTGCCGGAGCGGCCGCGCATGACGTTCGAGCCGCTCGTGCCGTCGAAGCTGCCGCCGTGGTCGCTGGGTGATCCGTGGCCGCTGGGGCTGGGGGCGCCGGTCCTGCCGCTCCTGCCGTACCCCTATATATATACGTGGGAGCCGGTACGGCCGAGACGTCGCCGGTAGTTTCGCATCGGCGGGCGGTCTGCTGTAATTGCGGCGAACGGCTCGTCCGGGCCGAAGGGCACTGGTGGTGCCCGACGCATGCCTGCCGGCTCGCCCAGCGCGAATGGGCCATCGGCCTGCAGGCGTGGAAAGACCAGAAGCCGGTCATCTCGTATTGGTTCGTGCCCCTGCCCCGCCAGGTGCAATTCCTGGCGTCCGGGGGGAAACGGAAGCTGCTCGGGGGGGCAGCGGGGCCAGGGAAGTCCATGATCGCCCGCATGGGCGCCTATCGCCTGTGCATGAAGTACGACCGCCTGAGCGTCCTGCTCCTGCGGAAAACGAATCCCGAGTTGGAGCGCACGCACATCCGGGCCATGCGGCGCGAACAGGCCGTCCTGGGCTTCAAGTGGATGGAGCAGGCCGGCGAAGCGCGGTTCACGAACGGGTCCGTCATCGAATGCGGACACCTGGAAGACTCGGCCGCCGTCCAGAGCTACCTGTCGTCCGAATACGACCTCATCATCGCGGAGGAAGCCGTCCAGTACCCGCCCGATGACCTGATGGAGTTGACGACGCGCGCCAGAACATCGAACGGGCAGGTGAAGGCGGACGGCGGGCCGTGGGTCTGGTACCCGACGAATCCCGGCGGGCCGAGCCATCATCTCCTGAAATCGTTGTTTCTCGACCGGCAGGTGGACGTCGAGCGGTATCCCGTGCTCGCGAAGCACTACCGGGCCGAGGAGTGGGTGGCCACGCACGCCACCTTGGAGGACAACCCCTATCTGGACGAGGACTACGAGACGATCTCACTCGGCGGGTTGCGCGCGGCGCGGTACCAGCAACTCCGGTTCGGGGACTGGGACGCCGCCGAGGGGCAATTCTTCGACATGTTCTCGTCGCGGACGCATGCCCGGACACTCACGCCGGCCGACGGCGTGGACTGGGTGGAAGCGTTCGACTGGGGCTACACGCAACCGTCCTGCTGGATCGCCTTCTGGCACGTCGGCGACCACCATTGGCACGCCCAAACATGCCTGAAAGTGACGCGCCATGAGCCCGAAGGCGTGGCGGCGCTCATCCGGCAGGCCCGGGCGGAATTGGGCTACCGGCAGCCCCGGTATGCCGTGGCCGACCCCAAAATCTTCAGCGAGGACCGGGGCGAGTCCATTGCCGAGACGTTTCGCCGGCATGGCGTGTCGTTCCAGCGGGCCGTGAACCGGAGAGTGGACAGCGAGCGCCAGATGGGCTGGCCCCGCTTGTGTGCCTGGTTCCGCCCAGACCCCGTATCTGGCGTACCCTGGTTGACGTTCGACCCGCAGCGGTGCGATTATCTCCTACGGACGATACCCGCCCTCCTGGCCGACCCGCACAACCCGGAGGACGTGGATACGTCCCTCGATGACCACGGGGCCGATACGTGCCGGTACTTCGTGATGTCCAGGCCCCCGTTATCCGGGGTCCAACGCGAGGCCACACGGGCGGTATCTCCGTTGTCGTTGGACTGGTTCAGGAAACTCGCAGGACAGACATGAGCGACTGGATCTGGGCGCTCGGCGGCTTCGTCGTCCTCGCCAGCCTGCGGCGGTGGGTGGTCCGACTCCGATGATCCAGTGGACCCCCGATCGGCTCAAAGCCTTCAAGGCCGACATCGAACGCGCCCGCATGGTCCGCCGCCATATCGCCGAGCACTACGGCTGGGACGCGAATCGCCAACGCTACGTCCCGACCAGCGACACCGCCCGAGCCGGCGGGAAGATGCTCCCGGCCACGATCAATACGGGGGTCGATTTCGCGGACGTGGAGCGGAAAAAGACCGCTCTGTTCTACGACACCCCGACCGTGAGCTTCGTCGTCCACAACCCCCAGGAGCCCGTGGTCCCGCCGCCGCCCCCCCAGCCGGGACAGCCGCCCCCGCCCCCGGGCCTGCTCTGGGGCGGATTGGTCAGCCTCCATCAGCGGCTCGTGAACCAACTCCTGAGCGTCCACTACGCCGACGCGAAAGGCGCCGTCCACAAGGCCCTGTTCGATGCGCTGTGTCCGGCCGGCGTCGCCCCCGTCCAGGTCGGCTTCGATGTCGCCACCATTCAAGTCCAGCAACCGCAGACGGACGAGAGGGGCCAGCCGGTCCTCGACGCGATGGGGCAACCCCAGATGCAGCCCGTGGACGTGCCCATCCATGAAGAATGGTGGATGAGCCGCATCAGCCCGAAGGCCCTGCTCATGCCGGCCGACCACCGCGAGACGTCGGTGAAAAACATGGCGTGGATCGGCTACGAGTTCTCCTGGCCGGCCGCCGTCGTCAAACGCCGCTTCCACCTGCCGCCCGACGCCGACCTGCCGACAGGCGGCGGCGGGGATGACAAGCCCTACTTCGAGGAAGCCGGCCTCGAACGCCAGCACGATGACAAGCAAGTCAGCGGGTGCGTCATCGAATACCGGCCGAGTCTGCTCGCGGAAGCGACCGACCAGCCCATGCACCCGCAGCAGATCGCGCAGATCGTCTTCCTCGACGGGAAAGATGAGCCGATCCTGCACCGGCCCTCGCCGCACCAGAACATCGATCCGCAGACCGCGCGCCTGACGGCCGATTCCCTCACCGATTTCACGATTCAGCCCCTCTGGCTCCGCGACCTCTCTGATGCCGCGTGGATTCCGTCCGACATGACCGTCACGGCCGCGCTCACGGGCGAACTGAACCGCTACCGCACCATCACCAGCCAGATGCGCGACGGCAATCGCGCCGTCATCCTCTACGACGCCGAGAAAATCGACCCGACCGTCCGCAGCAAGATCGATCAGGCCAATGCCCCGACGTGGGTGCCCGTGGCCCCCGAAGCCTTGGCCGGTGGCATCGACTCGATCATGGCCCAGGTCGTCCAAGTCGGCCAGAGCCGCGAGAACTGGTCCGGTCAGGATTACATCGAACGCGACCGCTCGCGGATTCTGGGCATCGACGCGAATCAGGCCGGTACCCAAGCGAAGACGAACCGCACGGCGACGGAAGTCTCGTCCGTCCAGCGCAATTCCGAGGCCCGCTTCGAGCACGAACGCCAGCGCGTCCTCGCGTGGTACATCCGCCTCGTCTGCCTGTTCGACATCCTCGTCATCCGCTACGCCAGCCAGGAGACGGTCAGCCGCTTGCTCGGCCCCGAGGCCGCCCAGGTCTGGTTCGAGCACAAACAGGCCTTGGCCGGCGCCTACCGCTACGAAATCCAGATGGATAGCGGCAAGTACCAGGATGTCGAAGCGAACAAGCGGCAGTGGCTCCAGTTGATCAACCTGATCGGTCAGAGCCCCCACGTCAACCTCGTGCCGGTCCTGCAGCAGATGGTCGCCAGCTACGGACTCGATCCGCAGGCCGTGGTGATTCCTGAGCCGCCGAAGACGCCGCCCGATCCGCCGAAGCTCACCATCTCGGCGGCGGATTTCAACCCGGCGCTCCCGCAGTTCCCGATCGTGCTGGAACTCGCCCGTCAGGGCGGCTACCAGATCAGCGACGAGGCGGTGAAAGAGGCCCAGGAACAGGCCACTCGGCAGGCGCTCATCACGGCCGAAGTCGCGGCGGCCGCCGATACGCCCGTCACGCCCGATCCGCCTCAGATTCAGGAGACGTTGCCCAGGATGCCGCAACTCAACGCGCATCTGGGCCGCGAATCCGGCCAGCGCGATGGCCCCCCGGTGAACTGACCATGCCGCGCTATGACCAGAGTTGTCAGACGTGCGAGTGGCGGGCCGAGATCCTGGCCCCGTCCGGGACGCATCCGCCCTGCCCCGTCTGCGGCGGCCCGACCGAACGCCTGTGGATCCGCTCGGCGAGCGTGCATGGCGATGACGTGCCAGGCGGCTTCTGGGCCGAAAACGGTTTTGAGACGCCCCGCCAGTTCTACTCGCGGAGCGAACACATCCGTGCGCTGAAAGAGGAAGGCTGTGAGATTCGGGCAAAATGGGCCGGCCCACTGGACAAGCACTTGACCCGCTGGGATGCCCCATCCGAGTACACCCTGGCGTGCGCGAAGGCCCTGTTGGAGCGCGTCGGCCGCGTCGGCCGGCCCGATCCACCCGAACATCCCGAGTTTGGACCGCCGCCGAAGGGCGATTACCCGATCCAGCACGCGAGGCTCCCGTGGCGGCGCTGAACGTGCCCATCGTCGGTCGCCGTCAGGTCGAGATGACCGACGCCGAAGTCCACGTCATGATCGAGATCGAGCCCGTGCTGAAAAAGCTGGGCCTCTCGCTCTACTGCGAACGCTGTTACGAGAGTGGGGTTGGCGCGGGAGGGATTACATGCAAGAATCACCCCACGGACCACACCTGGACGATCGAGTGCCTGTGCAGCGTGCGGACCTATCGCCGCCACCGGCCCGAGACGTAAGCGAATGCCCCTGCGGACGCCCAGAACCGTTCGTGCGTCCCAGCGGCACCCGCGTGTGCGCCCGCTGTCTCGGCCGAATCCGAGACGTGGAGCCGCCACGACGACGCGCGTAGACGCCCATCGGAGCGAGATCCGATAGAAAGCGTGTATGGACGACACGATAGGGACCGCAGCCGCCTCCGTCGCTGAGGTTCCCGCTCCGGCCGAGAAGACGCCGTCATTGGACTCCGTGTTCGATGACGCCGTTGGGGCATCGGCCACCCCAGACCCGGCTGCACCGACTTCTGCGGCGACCACGCCAGCGGCTGCGATACCGCCGCCGACGCAGGATCTGAGTGCCCCGCCGGTCACTGAACCGCCGTCCGGGTTCGGTGAACCCCCGAAGGAACGATGGCCGGACATCCTGAAGAATACGCGGGCCAAAACCCGCGACGAAACCCTGCAGGAAGTCGTCAAGCAATACGGCCCCTCGCTCCAGGTGGTCGAAGCCCTGAAAGCGGACCCGGTGGGGACGCTCATCAGACTCCAGCAGGAGCTGATGGCCGATCCGACGTACGGCCCGCAGTTGACCGCCCATGCCGCCCGAACACTGGGCGCGCGGCGCGGCCAGCCGGTGCCCGAGGATCAGGAACCGCAGCCGGACTTGGATGCCGGCAATGGACTCCTGCTCTACTCGGCGCCGCAACAGGCGAAACGCGAAGCGTGGCTGCACCGTCAGTGGCAGCAACAGCTCCAGCAGACGCTGGAACCGCTGCAGCAGGATATGCAGGCCCGACGCCAGCGGGACGCCTTCACGGCCCAGCAGCAGAAAGACGCGCAGGTGATCCGTGGGCGTATCGACCAGTGGACGTCTCGGCCGCACTTCACCGAGCATCGCGAGGAAATCCGGCAACGGCAACAGCAGTACTACGAGGCGGGCTTCGAGATGTGGGACGCCTTAAGTGCCGCCTATGCCGATGTCCTGACGGCGAAAGTCCTGCCGGCCACCAAACATGAAGGGGCGCAAGGTCTGGTGCAACAGGCCGCCAAGCAACTCGCGGCGGCCACCCCAAACCCGGCAGCGGCGGCACCACGTGCCCACCGCCGCCCGCGTGACATCGACGACGTGTTCGATCAGGTCATCACGGACCTGAGCGCGCAGTCATAGGGATCACGCGCAGGAGGAATCACCCATGTCCACACCGTATGTCGGTCAGGTGGTGGCGAATGTCTGGCAACGCCTGATCGGGAACAAACCCCAGGACGCGATCTTCAAGGAGTACAGCGTCCTCGCCTGGCTCGAAGACAGTGCGATGGCGGAAACCGGCGGCCGGTCCCTCATCGGCAGCATCGAGTACAAGGTGAACTCCACCGTGAAGTCGATGGCGAGCAGCACCGAAGCCCTCGATACCACGGTCGTCGATGTGTTCGACGAGTCCGAAGCCAACTGGAAGCAGTACAGCGGCACGTTCACCATGACGTCCATCGAAGAAGCGATGAGTCGTGGCGATCGCGCCAAGTTCCGGCTGGAAAAGGGCAAGTTGAACAACCTCCGCATGTCCATGCGGAAGGAAATCAACGCCGATCTGGTGGCGTCCACCGCCGGCAGCGACCTCGCCGGCTGGCAGGAACTCATCCCCGACAGCCCCACCACCGGCACCGTGCAGGGCATCAACCGCGCCACCTACACCTTCTGGCGCACCCAGCAGACGCTCGGCACCAAGACCACCAACGCCTATGACAACCTGCGGAGCGCGATGCGGACCATCCGCACAGCCTGCGCGAAGGGCCAGGGCGTCAAGTTCCCGTCCGACTACTGGTGCTCGGCGGCCACGTCCAACGGGTACGAATCGCTGCTGATCGCGAACGAGCGCGTCATCGGGAAGGATGACGATGACGCTAACGCCGCCTTCTCCGGCGAGAAGTACCTGTTCGGCAAGGCGCGCGTGCGCTGGGATGCCGACATTGCCGACTCGCGCATGTACGCGCTGAACAAGGAAGACCTCAAGATCGTGTACCAGGAGGGCTACTGGTTCAAGGGGTACGAGCCCGTGCGGCCAGCGAACATGCTCGCCAACATCTTCGCGGTGGAAACGCAGTGCCAGCAGTTTCTCAGGAACAGCCGGCACCTGGGCGTGATCACCGTCATCACCTAGGAGGACATCCACATGGCCAATCTCTCACGACCACCGATGTCCCCGCCCTTCGCGACGTCCGAAGCCAAAGCGACCTCCATCTATCTGGGTCGCGTGGGCGACGTCTTCTACGATCCGGCCAACCCGCAGAACGCCTACATGCTGGTCGATTGCCAGTCGGCGCTCATCACGGGCGAAATCGTGGTCATCAACGAATCGGGTCAGGCGTCGAAGGCCACCAGCACCAGCGTCGGCCTGCTCGGCGTCATGGCATCGGACGTCAGTGCCTCCGATTTCGCCGCGTGGGCGCAGATCGAGGGCAGCAACGCCACGGCGCTCGCCACGAGCGGCGCCACCACCGCCGGCTTCATCATGGTGCCGGTCACCACCGATTACGGCTACGTGGACATCCTGACCACGACCGAAGCCAATGCGGTGTTCGGCGCGCGGTTGATCTCGGCGCCGGATACGGCCACGACGGCTGGCGATTCGGGCCTCGGCGGCACGGCGATCCTTGGACTGGCCACCATCCGCATGAAGCGCGGCGGGGCTTTCGTCTACGGCCTCGCGAACAATCACGGCCTGTCGAGCTGATGACCCGACGGCCCACGAAAGTCGCCCTCCTGGGGCGGGCGCCCACCCTGCAGCACGCCCCGTGGGACGATCCGTCGTGGGCCATCTGGGCGCACAACTCGATTCCGCTCAACGAGGTGCGACGGGTGGATCGCTGGTTCGACCTCCACCCGCCGCACTGTTTTCACGAGACGTTCAAGTGCGGACGCCGCTACTGGGAGTGGCTCCAGCGGCTCCGCACCCCGATCTATATGCAGGAGAAATACCCGGAGGTGCCGGCCTCGGTGCGCTATCCGCGCGAGCGGATTCAAACCGAGTTTCCGGACATCCCGTTCGGGAGTCAGACCGCGTGGATGATCGCGCTGGCCCTCACAGAAGGGATCGAGACGATTGGCTTGTTCGGCATTCACTACCAGCACGCCACCGAACGGTGGGAACAACGCGTCAACGCCGAGCTCTGGTGTGGCATCGCTGTCGGACGGGGCGTCCGCATGGCCGTCGCGCCAGGGAGTCCGATGATGCGGCTGCCGGCCGATCTCTACGGGTACGAGTCGCACACGATGGAGAAGTACACGGCGCGCAAACTCGCCCTGCAGAAAGCCAAGACGGAGGTGAAGGGCCGGCCGCCCTTCGATCCGTCGAGACTGGTGCCCCGTCCCAAAGAGATGGGCTACCAACACGCGGTTCAGTACGCCGAAGACATACAACGGGAGCAGATGATCCATGACGAAGCCGCACAGGAGGAATGTGCTGTTGGCCGGTGAAATGAGCGACGATCGCGAGAACTTCGACGTGGACGCGCTCGCGGCCGAGCCCGTCGAGTCGGCCGAGCCCGCCCCGCCCCCCGTGCTCGAGCCGCCGACGCCCCCGCCCTCCGTGGGCGAGCCCGCCCCGCCGATCGCCGCCCTCGACCCGCAGACGCTCGCCATCGTCCAGGCCCTCTCCGGTGTCCAGAACGCGAACCTGGCCGCCATCCTGCAGCAACTGGTGGACAGCCAGCAGCAAGCGATGCTCGGCATTGTCGAGAGCGCCAAACCCGTGCGGCGCTCCCGCGATGACTGGGAGTTCGAGAACAAGTCGGTCTACAACCCGCAGGGCGAACTGCACCACCCGCGCCCGCAGCTCAAGGCTGACTTCTTCTGGGCCGTCATCGATGAGAACGATCCCACCAAGGCCCCCGCGCCGCTGTACCCCATCGAACGCGAAACCTGCACGTTCGAGGAATGCACGCTTCTGAACCAGATCGAGCCGGGGCACTACACCATCATCAGGAACGATGACGAGCCCACGCCGATGGTCGTCTACCCGAAGCGTGACCTCGCGACCGGCCAGATCCGGCAGATGTTCCTGGCGTTCAAAAAGACGCTCTACGAACGGCAGACGCGGAATAACCTGCCGCCGCTCAGGAAAGTGGTGCAGCAGGCGTTGGCGGCGACGGGAGCGTAGGCCATGACGCGGACGGAACTGCTCGCGGCAATTGCGCGGAATACGGGGAAGAACGCCACCCTCGATTCCACGACGCAGACCCGTCTCATCAGCCATCTGCACGAAGGTGAGCGGATGCTGCTCACCATGCCTGGGGCGCATCGGCTCCGAGAGTCGTGGGTGTCTTTCACGTCCGTCGCCGATCAACCGGAGTATTACGTCAGTAACACGCACAAGATCCATCGCATCTACGATCCGACGAATCGGCGTGTGCTGGCGGAGATCGATGCGGCCCAGTACAAGGCCCTGCAACCGGATTATGCGGACACCACAGGGTTGCCTGAAGCGTGGGTGTGGCTCGGGATGTCTCCGCAACTCGCATGGATCAGTAACCCTTCGGCCCTGTTCGTCGATAGCACATCAGGGTCCGATACGAACACGGCCACCGTGGTCGGACAACGCTCTGGCAGGCTTCCACACACATCGACGGTCACCATGACCGGGACCACCGCTGTGAATATGGACGCGACGGTGAGCGACTGGATTTGGGTCAATAAGTTCTACCTGAGCGCAGCGGCGGTGGGCACCGTCACGCTGGTGGAAGACGCTGAAGGCGGCACCATCATCTCGCGCATCCTGCCCGGTCAGACCGGCCCCGAAACGACGTGGCACATTGCGTTCTGGCCGACACCGGACGATGCCTACACCTACCGCATCGACATCGAACACGGCTTCCGGCCGATGGCCGCCGCTACCGATGAACCGCTGGTGCCCGAGGAATTTCACGATCTGCTGGTGGACTTCGCCACCATCCGCGAGTACGAGCACATGCGGGATGACCGGCTGCAGTGGGCCAATCAACGCTATCGGGAACGCCTGCGCTACTACCGCTACTGGCTCGCCGAAGGCGGGACCGGCGTGGGCCAGGGACCGTTTGAGCCGCCGTCGCGGATCTCGGGCTGGGCGCCGAGTGGAGTGTAACGATGCTGGACTGGCACTGCCAGCGGTGCGGGGAGTGCTGCCGAGTGCCGCCGTTTGTCACGGTGTCCCTGGCTGAGCGCGATCTGCTGTGGGAGCGCCGGCCGGATCTGATCTTCGACGCTGATCCCACCAGCCTGGCGCACATGCAGCTCCGCGCCGGCCCCTGCCCGTGCTATGACCCAGCCGTCGGCTGCACCGTCTACGACATCCGGCCGTACAACTGCCGGCGCTATGCCTCGCTGAAGGGCTACACCGGCTCGGCGCGGGATGGGCAGCGGGTGCGGGTGCTGTTCCAACGTAAGGCCCAGCGATGGGCGGATCGCCACGGGTGGGCGCCATGATCGAATGGCGCGAGAATCGCGGCTTGAATTTCGTGGACAACCCGATGGCGTTGCCTCCGGGGCAGGTCCAACTCTCGCAGAATGTGGACCTCGTGGCCGGCACGCTCGGCATGCGGCGCCGATCGACTGTGGCGGTCTCCCTGACGAGCGGCCCGGCTGGACCCATCTATTTCCTGTTCGAGTTCGTCCCGTCCTCCGGGTTGAGTGACCAGACGCTGTTTGCGTGGTCAGACAATGGTGGCACGCCTGAACTGGACAAGCGTGCGAGCGGGTCATGGGCGAGCGTGACGCTGTCCGATACCGTCGCGAGTTTCGCCACAAACAATCCGCACGCGGCCGTGCTCAACGACAAGGTGTTTCTCGCCTACAACAGTGACGTGAACCGCTTGCACGTCTATGATCCGGAGATTTCGACGACCACGATCAGGCGTGTCGGGCTCACGAAATCGAACGCCCCGACGGTCGCGGACACCGGCTCAGGCGCGTATGCGGCGACCCTCCGCTACTACAAAGTCCAGTTCGGCGTCGTGGATTCGGACGATGTGCGCGCCATCTCGGAAGTGAGCGCGAGCGTGGATTTCACGCCGAGCGGGAGCGGCACGCATGCGCGCGTGACCAAACCGACGAGCGTGGACGACGCCACGCACTGGCGCGTCTTCGGCTCGGCCGACAACATCACGTTCTACCGGATCTCGACTTGGATTGTCATCGCCACGACGACCTACGATGACGACGATACGCCGTCCGCGTACGTCTCCAGCACTGACGGCGAAATTCCCCAGACGGCTGGCACGAATATCCCGCCGCCTTCGGTCAAGTTCCTGCTCTCGGATGGGAGCCGGCTCGTCATGGCCGGCGCCTGGGAAACGGGCGCAGGTTCCTCGGCGGAGACTGTGCCCAAGTCGTCTCGCGTCTGGTTCACGCGCGTTCTGGGCGCCTCCGATCTTGGCGATGACGAATCCATCCCGAACACGCTGGATCAGCAGAACTGGGTCGATGTCGGCGAGAAGGACGGCGATGCCATCACGGCCCTCGGCGGCCCCCTTGAAGGCATCATCTACGTGTTCAAGCGCCGGAGCATCTGGCGCCTGACGCCCACGGGCATCGGCGACCGCCCCTACACGCGCGACCTCGTCACGAACCGCACCGGGGCCGTCAGCCAGTACGCCGTGGCACAGGGTGAGGACGGGAGCGGGAATCCCTGCCTCTACTTCCAGAGCAACCACACGATCGAGCGGATCAGCGCGAGTGGGTCCGTGCAGGAAGTCGGGGACGATCTGATCCGGACGTCGTTGGCGTCGGCTGGCGTGACGGCCGATCGCAATGATCTCACCGACAATTCGTGGATGATCTGGGAGACGTCGCGCCGGAAACTCTACGTCGGCCAGCGCGGGCAGGTTGACGGCATCTTCTACGTGTTCGACCCGTCCTTCGAGCAGCCATCGGGCGAGAGTTTCCAGGGCGGATGGAGTCAGTTCAAAAACGTCAAAATCAGCACCACGAACTTCTTTCCAGCGATCTATACGGCCGTGACGCTTGACAGTGCCTCCGGCGATGTGATCTATCTGGGAGGCGATGACGGCGGCGAGCCCCCCGCCGGCTCCGGCCTCGCGACGCTCTCCGGGACCGACTTCCGTGATCTCGCCACCGGCTCCGGTTTCGAAGTGCTCGTCACTGGGCCGATCCATCTGCTCTTCGGGGGATTGGCCTTCGGGCGGCCCCGGGCCCCGCTGATCTTCTTCGATGCGGCCAATGCGGAGGGTGTCTATCGCCGTCCCGCGCTGCAGTGGGACAGCAAGGTGCAGGGCCTCGGCCAACTCGCCGAAGACGGGCTCACCGTGGGTCCGACGGCCGTCCCCGCGCACACCTACGATAACGGCGGCATTCTCGCCAGCATCATCGAAGGCATGGACCAGGGCGACCTGCTGGCCCTGCAGCAGACGGTCTACTGGGACAGCGATACGGCCAGCCAGGCGGGCCGGGACATCATCTATGCCGTGCTCACGCCCATCGATCAGCAGCAGCGGGTGACGCCATGAGCTTCCCCACCGTCCCCTTCGGCGAGCTGAACGCGTGGCTGAAACTCGCCTTCGGGTCGCTCGGGGCGTTCCTGCATCGCGAGCACAACGCGGACGGCACGCACGGGCGCGTGCGGAGCTGGACCCCAGTCGATGCGAGCGGGGCGGGACTCGTGCTCGAATCGTACGCGGACAGTTGCTGGTATGTGAAACTCGGGCCGGTCGTCCATCTGTGCGGCTTCGTGGACTACCCATCGACGGCCGACTCGTCGAACACGCTCATCGGCGGCCTGCCGTTCGTCTCACGCCTGACCCCGATCAATGTCTTCGGCGGGGCCGTGACGCAGACACAGGAATCGACGGCGATGAGCGTGATCGTCGTCTCGGGCTCCGCGCAACTGCAGATTCGGACGCCCACGGCACGGGTGACGAATGCGACCATGAGCGGCGACAACATCGCGTTCATGCTGCACTACTTCACGGATGACGTCCCGTTGACGGAGGACTGACCATGCCGCTCGGACGCGAACACGAGTATCTGCTACCAAAACGGCGCCGCGGCGACTTTCTGGGTGAAGACGAGGAAGATCCACGACAGCGGCAGCAGGAGCAGCTTCAGGCCCTGATGCAGCAGCCGGAATCAAC